GAGGGTTCCGGGTTGGTGTCTTCATCACCTACCTCTCGACCTGCCCAGCCACCGAAAGCGGACGACGTGTTTAGAGCATCGAGAACGAAGCTTCCGTCAGCTTGACGGATCAGAGCATGGGGAAGCGTTGAGGTGTTGAGGTTGGTCTTAATACCAGGGGCCACAGTCTCCTCCCAGCTGCCAGCACCCTTGCCACCGGGGGCCTGTGTCACAAACTTGACGTAGTAGTCGTCTGCGTCTGACTCGTCAGTGTTGGAGACCTTCAGGACATACCCGTCAAAACATTGATCAGGAAGCTTCGAGATATCACGCGCAACACCCTTAAGTGAACTCATAGCACTGTTCACCGTGCCGCCTCGAACAGCGACGTTGAAGTCTCGGTTGTGTGGGCAGCTGATCCGGATGACATTGCCAACACTTTCAGCGTTGAAGTGAGTGTTGTTATTGATGTCATTTGTCAGGTCTGTAATCACAGAACCAACATCCAGGACACCCGACGCCTGATCAGCGGGGGTGGTGTAGCTTGCGGTACCTAAGTTGTTGTAGGCGTAAACGTACCTTTCACTGGTAACGCGGATCGTGAAGGACTTGCCTTGCATTGTCACGTTGACAGTGTCACCTACGCGCCAACCCGTACCACCGTTCTGCAGGATCGAGTCAACCGAATACCTAGACACATAACGTTGATTTGATTGGCTGCGGTTATTAGCACCCATTACCTTGACTTCGTTGCCATGAGAGCCAATGATGATGGAGTTTTTAGGGTCGCTATTATTAGATCCAAACTGAGCGTTTCGGATTTCGGTTGAGTAACCAGCGTCATCGTCATAGTCCCAGAAGACGTCAAAGGTGCCGAAGTTTTCAGTAAAAGTCGTGCCATAAGGACCTGGAGGCGTGACGGAGCCGTACTCAAGCACTGAAACCACCTTGTACTCGATGTAGCTGTCACCCTCGAGGTGAGACTGACATTGATTAACGAGCCGGAATTGAAGACCTGTTTTGCTGTTATCTGTTGGATGGTTCTCAGAGAAGTTCTGAGCGTCCACATCGCTACATAGACCACCGTCTTCATCCTCATAGGAGCCTGGGATGACTTCGATGCCGGTGGCGCTGTAAACCCTAGAAGCACCTGCTGAGTGGTCTGCTAGGTCGATGTTGTAGGTGGTGTTGTAGGCCACCTGGTTGATGATCACTAGAGCTTCGTGATCGGTGATCGTGGAGGTGTTCGAGCTCATCGTCACCGTCTTGGTGGTATTCACCAGGAGGGTGTAGTCGGCGATCGTTAGCTCATTGACGTTGTCCCACTTGGCATTGCCGAAGTAGGCCGCTGCTGAGGCGCTAATTGTTACGGTGCGCTCTGAGCCGTCATTGAGGTCCCACACGCGCACGCGGAACCCATTGGAGTCCCTATACATGCACACCGCGTACCGCTCATTGCTGTCACGGAAGATGGGAAACCACGTTGACTCGTTAGGGATACCGGTTGCGAGAGAAGCAGTGAATTCACTACCGGGGCGTTTACGGCAACCGAAGGTGGGATCTAGATAGACGTTTTCAGCTGCACGTACTTGGCCTGGCAGCTTGACGGGGTCGGGTTGTTGGGACACCCCACCTAAAAGGTTGGGGATCTTTTGTGAAATAGCTGCCATAAGAATCAGAACCGATATGCGGCGTCAAAGGGTCGATAAGCGGGGATATTGAGATTGTCTTCAGTACCTAAGAAGCTGTAATCGCCTTGCTCGGTTTCATACTCAAGCATTGCTGCACGAGCTTGCGCTTCTTCACGCTCACCAAATTTGACGGCTTCGCTAGAACCTACAGCGCGGCCTGCATACAAGTTAGCGGCACGCATAGTGACATATTGCTTGAATGCTTCAGGCATGTCGTCAAACTCGACCAGCCAAATCACAGTGGCTTCTACTTTCTCGTCGAAGTTGTAAGTATGCTCACGCTTGTTATAGAGCTTGCCTTCACGGATTACTACGTCAAGACGAGAAGTTCGGGGCGAGTCAATCTGTAAAACATTCTTCGGGATATTGATCTTTTTGGAAGTGTCAGGGGTGAAGGGGTAGTCGCGTTCTGTGTTGTAGGTCCAGCCCTCAGATTGCACTGAGTTAGTAACCTCGTCCAACACGTTTGCTGCCATGACAACCATGGGGTTGTCGTTATCAATAGTAGTGACAGGAGCCTGTCCCACATTGGAAAGGACGACGTTTACAGCGGCCAGTTTCGTGAGTTTCGTTGCCATTAGTTATCTAGGGAATGGGGAGCCCCGAGGAGCCCATAAAGGACTCCAGGGGTATAAAATATCAGGTGTTAAGGAAAGCACCAGCAACAGAAGTGCGGAGAGAACCGCAGCCCATTGCGAGCTTGCCGACGATCAAATCACCCTGGTATTGGACCCTAAAGGAGCCCGAGGTTGTTTCAATCGAAGGAGCAATACTTTGGACCACACCAGCCGCTTCGCGGTGGAACAGCAAACCGCAAGTATTAGTGAAGTCACCATTATAGGTGTTGTTTTCACCAGTTACAGCAGCAACAGTACCGGCCAGGAAAGGCAGATTGTTGCTCTTCCGGATCGAGATTCCGGCAATGCTGTAGAGACCTTCACCGCTGTTCAGGGAGCCCTGAGTGGAGCCCAGGTCGCGGTTCAGGATTCCGGTGTCCACAGAGGACACGAGCGAGTGGTACTGACGGGGGTTCAGCACGGCCACGCGGCCCTCTTGAGGAGCATTGCGCTCGTCGAGGACACTGGCGGCCTCAAAGAAGCCGTCCACGAGTGCCTGAGCGTTGTACTCGTTATTAGCGCCAAGCTGCACACGGAAGCCACCAGGCTCACCGGTAACAGCAGAAGCTTCAGCAGAAGCGTTAGTCAGAACACGTGCAATCCGCTGGTCATAGTGGGTGGCCAAGGCCTCGCCGATTTGTTTTGAGATCTCAGATCTGGCCGACCATTGGCTCAGAATTTCATCGAGGTCATATACAAATTGGCTGGCAACGAGCAAGTCGTCCATGACGATCGTTTTCTCGTTGCTCTTGAGACCGGCGTCCCCAAGAATTGGTGTCCCAGGTACATGATAGCCCGCCGAAAGCTTTCCAGTCAGCAAGAACTGTTTAGCTTTCTGTCCGCGCATATCGTAGCTGCGAACAAGACCACGGAAGATCGAGCTGGAGTTGAAGGCGTTGAACACCTCTCCACTAAAAACCTTGATCGCGGTCGCGTATTTGGTTGCGTAATTAGCGCCTGTAATGTCGCTATTATTGACGGCGTTTTGTCCGACAATGTTAGAAATGTTTGCCACTTTTCTAAAAGTAGAAGGGATGAATGGTCGGTCTTAGCGATCATTTCCTTTTCAGTGAAAGTTGTCCTGCGTACAGGGCTTCCTCCTACTTTGGTTAAATCTTATTAGACCTAGGTTATACAACAATCGATTGTCGCCGAGTTATGGGTCGGACGCGCCCAATAGACAGGGGAGGAATCGAACCTCCCTTCGCACCAGCTCTGTCAGGCCCCCGCTTTCCGGGACAGGGGTTCCTTAAACCGTCCTTCGGGCTTTACACCGGAAGTGCCGATATTGTGAGCCTCGGGTGGGCTAGAGATAAGTAGCCACAAGGACAATCCGCTCAGGTTCTTTTACTGGAAAATATCCAGAATGGGGAACCTTACCGAATTGAATCGCCTTGTCTTGCTTTGGCTTACTACGGGCAATGATTTGACCTTTTTGGTTGTACATCACCGTGTCGCCATCTGCATCATTGAGGTAAATAATTAAATGCTTGTAATCAAAAGAATGATCAACGTGTGCTTTAGGGACAACTGGCTTAGTTTGACGCGGCAAACAATTAACTGAAATCCTATAAAAGAGAAATGGCTCGATGCCGTTGTCTTGCAGAATTTCAGTCAGTACCTGTGTTGCCAGAGGTGCAAGGGAACTGGAGGGAGCGCTACACCTAAAATGTGGGTTAGGCCTAACAATAATGTCGTGACTAAACCAGACATAATCTGGGCCTGGCTGCAGCGTAACTGGATCAATAGCCTTGCGATACCACACAGTTTCAGGGTGCAGAATCTGATCTTTTAGCTCTAAGTATTGATCAGTGCATTTATTAACGAGCTCTTTGAATTGAGACATACTTGGTGTACTTAACGCCGCGATAGGTAAGAGTTACAGACATGATTAACGAGGTAAG